CGGCTTGATGTCACCGCAGCGAATGCGATGCTCACGCAAGAGCGGCGTGACGAACGCATACATCGCGTTGCGGTCGCGGTCGGGGGTGTAGCTCACGCCGCATCCTCCCCGAATATCGATGTCTGGACGCCCTTCGGCTCCCCTTCCGCTTGAAGGAATATGTCGCCCTGCCGATAGGCGCCCTCGATGCGCTCGCAGGCGACTTCGAAATAGGGCTCGTGAAGCTCGATGCCGATGAAGGAACGGCCCATGCGAGCACATGCGACGCCCGTGGTGCCGGAGCCCATGAAGGGATCGAGAACCGTTTCGGCCTTAGGGAGAAACCCGAGACACCATTGCATCAGGGCGACCGGCTTTTGGGTGGGGTGCTGCTTTCCCTCGCTTGCCAAAGCGCCGTGCGAAAAGTTAAACGCGCGCGTCGGCTGGTCTAGCGTCGTCCATGCCATCTCGACATGGCCGCTTGTGAACTCCCGAACGATCTTGTCCCAGATGAGCCATCCCCGGACAGGCGGCAGATCGTAGTAATTGCCGCCCCAAATGATAGCGTGAGAAGCCATGCCTATAGCGAGCGAGACCTTATTCGTCGAAACAGACGCATCCCAGCCCATATTCGCGCCGCCGTCATTGAGCTTCCACCGAGCTTTCGTATTTGCCTTTCCGCCCTGCCATTTGTCGCCGAGCCCGTACGGCGGGTCAGTCACCACGGCGTCGACCCTACCGAGCGTCGGCAGTATCTCTCCGCAATCCCCTAGGTATAGAGTGCAGTTCCCGATGACCTCGACGCGCTTGATCGCCTCCATCACGCCACCCATTCCACACCAGCAGAGATAGAGACGGGGGGAATCCACTCGCCCTCAATGCCGGTGCGCTGGGTGGCCTTGCGGATGACCATCCGGCCGTACTGGACATGATCCTTGACGGGTTCGGGTGATGGTTCGGGTGTCGGATGATTGAGCCGTTCGGCCTTGCCCTCCCGATATGGCCGCGCTCCGCTGATCGCCTTCGTTGTCATGGGCGTTGCGGTCTTCTCTGTTGCCAGTGCGATTTCCCGCAGGCAAACCCCCTGCAATGCCATGCGGTGGATAAGGGCGCGGGTTTCTTCGGAGTAGCGATACCAGATGGTCATGCGGCCTCCGCGATCCGCTTGGCGGTCCTGTAGGGCATGACGACCGTAAGACGATCTTCGTCGAGGGGGTCGGAGACGATAGCCGGAGACAGCCCGTCGGACGCAGAAAGCCGAACGGTGTCGCCGGAATAGCTTGACAGGACAGCCAGGAGATTGCCTGCGGCGAAGCCGATCTCGAATTCATCATCGCCATCAACGGAAAGCTTGTCGATCGCCTCGCCGAAATCGTGAGACCAGCCCTCTAGCGCAGCCTCCCCATCCGAAACGCTCAGCAACAGACCGCGTTCGCCAGCCGTGTAGATCGACACTCGCCGCACCGCCTCGGTCAGCTCGCCGCGATCAAAGATCACCGACTTGTCGCATCCGGTCGGTATGACGCGATCATAGTCGGGGAACGTCCCGTCGACCAGCTTTGACGCGATGACGAGGCCGGCGCCGGAAAACCGAATGAAGCTGTCGGAAACCGTAACCCCGATATCATCACCGCCGAGATTGGCGACCATTTCATCAAGAGCGGACGGCACGATAATTTTTGGCATGCCCTCTGCGCCATCTGGCACCGGGGCTCTGACGCGCGCCAGCTTATGACCGTCGGTCGCCACCAGGTTGAGCCCGTCTGGCGATGCATCCCAGCACGTTCCCATTAGATAGAACCGGGTGATATCGGTAGATGCGCAGACGCCGACGGCTTTCGGCAGGGCCTGCAACAAAGGGCGGGGGACGGTGAAGTCGTGCGACCCACCCGCCGATATCATCTCCATTGTGGGAAAGTCGCCCGTCGGCAATACCGGCATCTGAAACCGTGCCTTGCCGATGAAGATCGTGGCGCGGCGTTCATCCGCCATCACTCTGACTTCGCCGCCGCGCGTCTTTTTCAGCGACGGCACGAGCAGGCCTGACGGTAGGCAAACCGAACCCGCGTTAGCGACCTCAGCGGGAATTGATCCTTCCGCAGTCTGGTCAAGGTTCGTCGCCGTAACCGTCACCACGCCGTCGCCAGCGGCGACCTTGATGTGGCCCAAAATAACAATCCCGGACCTCGTGTCGCACGCCTTCGACACCCGATTGACCAGACCTTCAAAGGCGTCTTTTTCGACCGTAAACCCGACCATCAAAACAGCCTCCCGCAAGCCGCCTTGCGCTCGGAAACCATGCGCGCGACAGTATGGGGCTGGAATTGACCGGGGTGCATTTCAGCAAGAAGATCGAGAGCGCGCGCCGCTTCCCCTGCCGCGATCATCTCGGCAAGCAAGCACGCTTCACGGGAGTCGCTTTCCGCGCGATCCAATTCGCGATTGAAATATTCATCGCGGATATCGTTGTCCGAGAATTCATCTATATCCGGATCGACGTCGTCCGAACTCAAGCCGCGAAGCTCGAACTCTTCCTTGATCTCGGCGTCGGTGAAGTTCTCGATACCGGATTTAGCTACTGCGCTCATTTCTCGTCTCCCTTATCTTCGCCGTGATCGGCCCCAGGTGCCGGCGGAAAGCCCTCAGGCCATATCCATTGCGCCGACGATCTTCCGAAGAGCAGAAGCCGCGTCGCGATCGCCCTGCGCAGCCTCAGCGGCAAGATGCGAGGCAACCAGTGCGAGCGCTCTGTCGAGTTCTTCTCTTGCGTCATGGGCTCGCCTTTCGGCCTCGTGTTCGCGCCGCCCTATCCTGTCCGCCGTGGACCGAAGGCGCGCCATTTCGTGAGCATCGATGCGTCTGGCCTGCTCGTACCAAACGTCTCGGGTGCGGTTGTATGACCAGCGAAGTACCGTCGCCGCGTTGCGAATGCGCTCGCCGACCGACCCCATAGGCCAGCCTTCCCGCAGCATCTGGCCAGCGACAGCCACGTCAGACATTTCGGAGTTCTCCGACAATTTCTCGGACACCTGCGACATCCCATCCTCCATGGTGGTTTCCATGGAAGACGCGACGAAAAACCAGTTTGAGCTTTTCCAAGACGCCGGCGCGAACCGGATCGACCACGGCGCAGCGGACGGCAATCCGCGCTCCGACTATCCGAACGGCGGCAACCGGTCGGACCAATTCGACTACCTCGAAGCACGGCGGGCCAATTCGGCTATCAACCGCAGCCGCATCGAAAAACTGTCCCTGGCTTTCATCGGTGGGGTGCCAGGGAACCCCTTTAGGGACACACAAGCCGACAACACGACCGCGCGTCAGCGCCCGGAAGGATGCCGACAGGATGCTCCGAAGGATGGCGACCGAAGCCGGGAGGAGGATGGCTCCGGCCGCCGTACCGACACGGGGGAGGTCCGCGCCGATCTGTGTGGGGGTGGAGGGCATCTATGCGGCCTCCGACTTGATGGACGCAGCGATGGCGTTGACGTGCTCGATCCGCTGCCCCAGCCACCGCATACAATTGACGGCCATGCTGTTGCCCAGCGCCTTGTACATCGGCCCGTCCGATGGCGGACAGATTCCACGCCACGTGACTTGCGTCAGGTAGTCATCTGGAAAGCCCTGCAGGCGCGAGCACTCTGTTGGAGTTAATCTGCGGACTGCCCAACCGGAGTATGCTGGTTCACTTTCACCGCCAGAGGATCGCCGTGCCGTTTGAACCGCTGATAATGCTTCTCGCAGAAGCCAAGCCCCTTCACGGGCGCTCCGCAGACGGTGCAGGTCGCCTTTATACGGTGCTCCTTCAGATGGCAGGACCGACAGAAGCGCTCCAGGTTGTCCGGCGAGTTGTTTCGCCAGTCCTCGTCCTTGTGATGCACGTCCGTCCGGCCCGTCGAGCCACACTTGGCGCAGCAGCCTTCCGGCAATGTCTTCCTCGCGTGGTAGTGCGCCGTCATCCAGCTTGGGTCTGCCTTCTTCGGTCTCTGCTCGAAGGCTTTTGCCATGCAACCACGCCCGCAGAACTTCCGGCGATTGAAGTGCAACAAGGATTCCAAGGACCCATTCGCGGAACGCTTCCGCTCCAACCGATTGGCGCAGAACTGACAGCGTCGCACTGGCGTCGGCTTCATAGGCATCGGCATGTCTGAGTTCCCCCTGATTGAAGGCGATGGCCGGCGGATGCGCTCCAGCAGCGAGCGGATGGCAAGGATCGCCGACCTTCGGAACGCTGCGGTTCGCGGCGCTGGTAATTTGAGTCGTATCGAATGGAACCGGCACCAACGGCGTGCCCCTGCCCGTTCCATCCTCGCTGGCGTCAAAGCCTTCACCGCGAAGGGAATGGGCGACGAACGTCTCGGTCTCGTAATCCTGTCGGCCCATGCCGCCTGCGTTCAGGCAGTGGCTGACGCCTTCGGTGCTTGTGACGAGCCCGCCGTCGCAGTCAAAGTCGGTTCCGAGGCCACCGCCGCCAAGGCTTCGGCTAGGGATGGTGGGAGCGACTTGCCCCGTTTCTCGGCGCGGCGCAGAATGCCCGAGCAGGCTTTCGCGCTCAAAAAGTACCGCGGCGGCACGTCGCCAGTCTCCAGAATGTCCGACAACGAACACACGCCGTCGTCTCTGCGGGACGGCCCGCTCCATTCCGTCCACTCGGACGTACTGAGCGTCAAGCACTCTGTAGGCGAACCCATACCCGAGTTCGCCCAGGCCCCCGAGGAAGGCTCCAAAATCCCGCCCGCCGTCCGACGACAGGACGCCGGGGACGTTCTCCCAAACCAGCCACTCGGGCCGATAGCGGTAAGCAATGGCAAGATAGGTGAGCGCGAGGTTCCCGCGTGGGTCAGCAAGTCCCTTGCGAAGTCCCGCGACGGAGAAGGATTGGCACGGAGTTCCGCCGACGAGAACATCGATATCTGCATCCGGCCATTCCTTGAATTTCGTTATGTCGCCGAGGTTCGGGACATCGGGATAGTGATGCGCCAGGACTTCGCACGGGAACTTCTCGATTTCAGAGAAGAACACCGGAGACCAATCTAATGGTGCCCAAGCCACTGAAGCGGCCTCTATTCCGCTGCAAACCGATCCGTAGCGCAGCGTCATCACCCTTCCCCCGTGCTGGTGTCATGAGGGGCGTGGCGGAGGTTGGCGAGGGGCGCGAGAGTGGTTCCAAATCGACTAGCAAGCCAAGCTTCGCCATCATGAACGGCGATGACTTTGTAGATCGCAGCGCCGTAGGCCGGCTTCACCGTATCCCCTACCTCGATAGGGCGTGGTTCGACGTGGACTATTTTGACGCACTCAAACGAACGCCACGAGCCGCCGACGCGAACGACGCCGATTTCGAACACGCCCCGCACCAGAACGATGTCACCCGGCCGCAGAGTCTTCGGATCAATGCCCATCGTTCAGTCCTCCGCTTTGGTGTTGGGGTGGCCGTCGAGCAGATCGATCCATGCCGAAAAGGCGATGACGAACGGAATCTCGATCGCGACAATGCCGGCGAATATCCACAGTGCGAGCGGGTTCATGGGCGTGGCTCCGGACGCCAGAACCAGACCGGAGGCTTGCCGCTGATCTGCGGGAAATACTTCCCGTCTTGCTTTTCGTGTCGGACGAACTTCGCGATGAAATCAAACCTACCCTTGCGCTCACAGCGCCAGACGCATCCCTCAACCTCATCGATGGCACCATGAAACCCGCCGCTATCTATTGCCGCGATAGCGTCCTCGACCGGCGCCGGAGGCCCGTCAGATATGACAAAGGCAGGGATCAACCCGCACAGGTCGGCAAGGGCGCGCATTTCGTCGTGGGGCTTTCGGCCCTTGGCGTCCATCAGATCGAACGGAACAAACGGGATCGGGAGTGGCCGATACATCGTTCCATGCGCCATGCTGACCCACTCGCCGCAAAGACGCTCACCGTCGCCCAAGGCGGCGAAGCGCCATTCGTTCTCGCGAACCCACACCGCAAAATGTTGCAGGTGCTCATAAGGCGAGGATTGCGCGAGATAGCCGCTTCTGGCGATTGCGATAATCTGCCCGTCGACGCGGGCCACAGAGACGCAAGACCCGTCCAGTTTCTCTGTGACGATGATCCGATCGTGACGATCCCTCGCCTTTTCGGTCAGGATGGTTTGCTGTCCGGGATGGATGAAATGATCCCCCGGTCCCAGTCGAGACTTCGGAAGGTGGGGGATGCTGCCATAGGCTTTGCCGCCGAGCGGCTTCGTTGGTGCGCTCACGCTCCCGCCCTCCCGGTGTTCGTGGAGGGACGGGAGGCGGCGATAAAGGCGAAGCGAATATGATTGAAGCCGTCGTCCTCTTTGGTCATGTCATGGCGCGCGTTTGCCCATCCCCAGCGATAGGCCGGCGAGCGGTTTTCGCCCGGGGACGGATCGTCATCGCGATATTCAAGGAACCCGGCGAGGAGGTCGGATTCGTCATATGCGGCAACATCGCCAGAGTGACGCGGAGGAAAGACTTTCCCGATGTCATCGAATGTTGTGTTCATGCCGCAGCTCCCGTTCCTCGGTCTGATTTGCGGATGGCGACGGCGTATATTGCGCGGCTCATCCCGTACTGGCCTCGAATGCTGCCAGTGGGTGCGTCGAGATCATCAACGGCGGCGGCGGGATGAATGCCGTAGGCGACGCGCTCTATGAAATCGCGAAGGCTGTCATCAACGTGAAACCACTCGTAGCCGAGATGCAGATAGGCAAAGCGGTTCTGGACCTTGGTTTCGAGCTGATAGTCGCCGTCGCAGGAAGTGATGATGGAAATCTCACCATCGGCCGCGCGGGAAAGCTGCAAAAGACGAGCCGCAAGGTCGCCAGTGACCCCGATCTTCACGCGGCTCGTGTCGCCATCCTGTTGCGC